CTTTTCGCTATTCTGAACTAATTCTTGAGCTTTTGCATCTGCTTCTGCTTGCATGATGGCATGAGCTTGAGGAATAGCCTGAACTTTGATCTTTTCTATAACTGGTGCTACTAAGCTATATTCGCCTTTAGATAACGCAGCAATCATAAATTCTACATCTTGAATAGTTAAGTCTTTAAGGGTAATGCTCATTTTTTTCCTTTGCTTGGTTTCTTTGATGCTTCACGCTTGACAGAATAGGCAATAGCTAATGCTTGGGCTTTTGGCTTACCAGCTTTTAACTCAGTTTTTAAATTAGATTCAAATGCTTTAGGAGTAGATGATTTCTTTAACGGCATCAGCAGTTCCAGTTCTTTAATGATGCTTTGGCTCGCTCCGCAGGGCCTTTAGCTTTCTTTACAACTCCTTCCATCCTTGCACAAAAGGAGGCTTTACGACCAGCATCGGCTTTTGTCTTTGGATTTGGAGCAGGAGGCTTTAGGTTTGCATCGTTTTTGGCATTATATTCAGCCCTACCTTTGGCAGTCATTCCTGCACCTTTTTCAGTAGGATTGTAAGTTTTGCCTTTCCCTGTCGTTGTTTTAGGGATGGGCTTGTCATGTTTTTTAGTAGCCATGATTACTTCTGCTTTGCTGTCTTTGCTGATTGTTTAAAGGCTTCTGCTGTAGGAGCGCCCTTAGTGCCAGGCTTACGCATGGTTTCTACTTTCTTTGCTCCTGATGCCTTTTGTTTAGCAATACGCTCCTGTTTTGCATGAATATTGGCATATAAGCCAGGTTTAGCTGCCATTTCTTTCTCCTTTGGTAATTCACCAGTTGTTACTACAGTTGCTTGTTTATAAAGTCTTGATCTCTTTGGTTTTTGTCTTACTTCTGCGAGCATCTTATCAATGTCATGCTCCAATCGCTCATATTGTGATGATTTAGGTTTTCGCTTAAATAAAAATTTGATCCAATTAAACATTTTGCTCCTCCATAAAACAAATATCTTGCCAACTCATCACTAAATAACGCTCTCCATCTTCAAAATACTCAAAATATTTGAGATATTCAGCACCTTGGTCATCATTCATAGTGCCAAAGCGGACATAAGCTCCAACTTCTACAGGCATTTCTTGTCTGCGACCATTGATGACTTTGCCAGGGCCAACAGCCACAACAGTTCCCATATTATCTTTTTCTTTATTATCAACATAGATGACAGAACTAAGTTCCCTGACATCAGGCTTAACAACGATCTTATCGGCTAATGGTTTAAGTTTCATTCAACCACCTTTTTAGGTCTGCCCTTGGCTTTTGGCTCAGTTTTGCCAGCTTCTTCAATGACTTTTTTACGCTTTTCTTTGGCTTCTACAGTTATCTCTATGTCTTGTACCAATGCCTCAAATACTGGATTTGGAGGAACAATGACAAATTCCCCACACCATTCCGATCCATGTCGGTTTTGGTAAGTAGGGAATCGTCTGCAAGAGCCTATAAAGTCATTTCCTGTTGAGAGGAAATATATACAAGCATTGCATCTATCATTAGAATTTACTACAGCCATACAACTCCCAGGTTAGTTGTTTTGGTTAGAGATGCCCTAGACCTTCACGCTAGGGCATTTCGCCTATTTAGCAAGGATTACAGTCACCACGCTTATGTTCATAGCAAATTCCTGCTGTGCGACCAGTATTGAATTGCTTGTCTTTGCCTGTGGCATCCTCTTTACCCATGCCAACACCGCCAACTTTCTTACCCATGCGCTCACCTGATTTGTCGCTTGAAGCAGCGCCAGCAGGAGCTGTTGCACCAGTTGTTGAAGGCATACCCTTCATTGAATCCATTTTGCCCATGTTTTTCTCCTATAGAAATGGGGTTATGAAGCTACATTTTGCCTTATTGACTACAGTTGTCAAGAACTTTAACCAATCTTATTGCACCATCAATATCATTAATTCTAACAACAGTTGAGCCTCTCCATGTCATCATAAATAGGTCTTGAGCCGTTGTATATTTTGCCTTATCTGATGATTTTATTTCAACTAATACTGTTTTATGGTTTTTGCCTACCAAAATATCAGGAAACCCTTCACCAACTCTGCTTGTATTAAAGACTGAACAGCCAAGGTCTTTAAAAACCTTAACTATCTCTGCTTGATTAGCATCAACCCTTTTAGCGTACTTATTCATCTAACAACTCTTTTGTCTTTTCTACCAATTCTTCAGGACTGATCCCCCAGTAGCTTTGGAAGCCTTTAGCGCCTAAAGCATGGTAACTTTTATCTCCCAACCTGTGATGGTAGGCACAAAGCCCAACAATAGGAGCTTGGCTACGCTTACCACCATATCGCCTTACATGATGGATTTCAGTTGGAGAATCGTTTATTTCCTTGACATCAAGCTGTCTGCATAGAATACAACCAAGCCTAGCTACTGCTTCGTAATGCTGTTTTTCTGCTTTAGTTGCCATTAAAAGGGTTCAGTCAAATCAACAAATTTAAAAAGGTTTTTTGGTACATCATAATAAAGCTCATGTTTGGTGTTATCTTCTAATTCCCAATAAGGGAAGGCCAAGGCAGTTGCACCTTTAATCCAGTAAGCATGAGTCATATCTTGAGTTAATGCAAAGAATAGCGTTTTAGGAGTTTCAAGCATACGCTTTTTTCTTGCAGGAACATGAATTGTGTCAAAAGGGCAATAAGGATTCCATTGCCTAACCTCTACTTCTGCAAATCCCACTACCTTACCATCCCTGTAGATTATCAAATCTGTGCCGTAAATATCAGGGTTATCCAAAGCCTGTAAACCCCATTTCATATCAATCCAATCAGTTACAGCCTTGCGAGCTGGAGGATCGTACTTGTCATGCAGTTGCTGGTCAAACTTCTTTATCCGCAATTCGCTCATATTGCACCTTGTCTGCGATTACTAGATAAAGTTCTCCAAATATCAATGATTCGTTGCTCATGCTGTCGCTCATTGTCTATTTTCTTAAATTGCACATAAGCCTCTAAATGAGCATTTAAAGCCTGTGCGTATTTATCGCTTGCTATGGCTTTTTGTTCTCTTTCCGATACACCGCCCTCAGATAATAGAAAAGAATGAGCCTTGGCTTGTTTAATACCTTCTGCAAGGTAATTTACTTGTCCACCCAAAGCAGCATGAAGTTCATTAGTTTCAGCCAATTTCATCAATGCCATTTCAACCCTGTTTTCGTCTAATTTATCTAAATTCACTTCCATTCTCCTTTTCCCCTATTGCCCTTGGCCCATTGGTCTGCAACATCTCTAAGTAATTCTGTTTTTCTGCCACCAAATCCATAAGTTGAAATATATTTGCGATACCAGTCAATTCCTTTTTCTGCTCTCCATTTAAGGTGCTGGCGCACTTCGCATTGGTGTCTGTACTCTTCATCGCTTTTTTCTTTGAATAAGTCATTCATGCCACCTTCCTTTTATCTCGTTGATCCAAGATAAATTTCTTCATGTCGTAATAACTGTTAAAACGAGCCAGGCTAGGATCTGCTCCACATTCCACCCTATATGCCTCCTCTATCTGCTTATCTGTTCCTAATGGCAATTCCTTGCTTTTAGGCTCACTATTGGCAATGATTTCATCTTCCCAACCTTTGTATTTAATCCAACGCTCAGGATCTTTACGAAATTGCTTTTCTACGGCTTGAGCGCATTTTTTAGCCTGTTCTACGACCACTTTTAACAAATCTTCGTCAATTTTTGCTTTAGCCCATTCTTTCAAGGCATTTGGTTTGCCAACTTTTTTATCATAAGCATCCCAAAATAAATCAAAGCCGACAGGCGTTATGTGTTTTATTTGTTTATTGGTTATTGGTTCTTGTTTATTGGTTCTTGGTTCTTGGTTATTGGTTGGTTGAACGGATGTTGAACGGCTGTTGAACCGAGCTTCAGCAGATGCTTTACCAGCCCTTACTGCTTGTTCTTGTTTCTCATGGTACTTAGCTATTTCTTCATCACATCTTTTGTTAAACCATGTGCCATCATCACTTTGTTCAAAAAATTTGGTTAAAACATAATAGACTTCCTCAATTTGTGAGGTCATTCCTATGTCTTTTGCAATGTCGGCTGGAGATCCAGTAAAAGGCTTTTCTGCCAAATAATAAGCATCTATTAGCCTTCTATAAGCCAAATCTTCCAAAAGGCTTAAATGCCTTGTATGAGAAGCATAATCGCCTATGTTAAAGTTGAAATAGTGCATTTCAGTCCTTTTTAAACAAATCAGGTCTTAAAACTTCTTTTGTGAGCCTACCCTCTGACAAATCAATTAAGGTTCTAATGTGTTTAATTGGAATAATTCCACGCTTAGACCATTGATAAATAGCGTTTTCTCTCACCCCTAAAGGCTTGGCTAGATTGGCTAAAACACCAAACTCTAGCTTTAAAGCATCAAATGGTTTCATAGTTCCCTTTCGTAAGTTACAAACTAGACTATATACCATTTTTATAAGTTTGTGAAATTTATATACTAGGGAAACCCCTATGAAAATAATTAAAAAAAAGTGTTGCAAACTGTCAAATTCGTGTATAGTTACATCCATGCAGTAAATTTTATTAACCAAGTGATGAAGGGAAAGACCATGAAAAATCAAGAAATCAAAATGTTAGGTTGCACAACAGAAATGTTGGAAAAACAATTTAAGAGCCAATACAACATCAATATGTATGTAGCTGGTCTTTTATCTGATGCTCAAGAATTAACAGAAATGGGTAAGACAGAGCAAGCCAACCAACTTATCAATCAAGTTAAATATTACTTTTTTGAATTTACAGATACACGCAATGAGGTGACTGTATGAAACAACCAACCAATCTAGAAGTATTAGGTGCAATGCTCTTAGGAGCTTGCATCGGCATTACATTAGGACTTGTTTATGTTTACAGAACAGGAGGCTTCTAATGATTAACAATGACCATTTCTACGAGCCTGAAGATGACAATTCAGGAGATTTAATCTCTGATCGTATTACCGATTTAATGCAATCTAAATATGATCCAAACGAATACGACAACTTTGCTGAAGCTATTTCAGAAGCAACTGATGCTGATCGTCAATCAATAGAAGATATGCTTAAAAAACATATTACTGAAAGAGATTACGCAGCTATTGGTAAAAAACTTTGTTCAATGGCTTATATCCGTATGGAGCGTTATGCAGAAGAACACGCTCAAGAAGATTACGCTGCTGGCTTTTTAAACGACTAAGGAGTAAGTGATGAATTACAACGAATTACGCAAAATCAATGTCAATGAGTTTACAGAGCGCAAAGGCTCTTTAACATACCTTTCTTGGACTTATGCTGTGGACATCTTGCTTCAGCATGACCCAATGGCTACATGGGAATGGGGAGATATTGTTTACTTTAATGAAAGTGCAATGGTTTCATGCTCAGTAACAGCTTTAGGTAAAACCATGAAGATGCAGTTGCCAGTAATGGATAACCGCAACCAGGCAATCAAAAACCCTGATGCTCGCAAAATCAGCGATTCACAAATGCGCTGCCTTGCCAAGTGTATTGCCACCTTTGGTATTGGCTTATATATCTACGCTGGATCTGATTTACCTTCCGAAGCCATTGATGAAGAAGCTCCTGATTTAACTGAGGCTACTTTAGGATGGTTAGATGCAATTAAGGTATGCACAACCATTGATGAATTAAAGGACAACTATGCTCAAGCCTATAAATCCCTATCCAAAGACAAATCAGCAGTTGCCAAAATTTCAGCAGCAAAAGATGCCAAAAAAGCAGAGCTTGGAGCTTAGAGCTTTATTCAAAGAAATATTTAATAGAGAAATGGAAGCAATTAAATGTTTGACTTAATCATTACTATTTTGGCTTTAACTGGAGTTGCTACTTGGTTAGCAATAATCTCAATACTTATTTACATTTGGATGAATGAATGACTACTTTTACAACAGAAGATCGCATTGCAGTTGAACAGGGAACTCCTGAATGGCATCAACTTAGACTTGGCAAAGTAACGGCTTCTAGGGTTGCTGACATAATGGCAAAGACAAAGACAGGGCCTTCAGCAAGTCGCAATAACTATCTGATTGAGCTTGCCTTGCAACGAGTTACAAAGGCCCTAGAAGAATCATATACCAACTCAGCTATGGAATGGGGAATTCAGACCGAGCCTCAAGCCAGGGTTGCTTATGAAGTTAAAACCAATAACTTTGTGGATCAGGTTGCATTTATTGACCATCCAACCATTGCAAACTTTGGATGCTCTCCTGATGGGCTTGTTGGATCTGATGGGCTTATTGAAATCAAATGCCCTAACTCAGCAACTCATTGGAGCTACATTAAAGATAACGCACCACCTAATAAATACTTTATTCAGATGCAAGCTCAGATGGCTGTAACAGGAGCTAAGTGGTGTGACTTTGTATCTTTTGACCCAAGGATGCCTGAAAGAAGCCAGTTGTTGATTGTGAATGTTCCTAGAGATCCTGAGTTCATTTCTAGCATGGAAGAAGAAATTAAACAGTTTTTAGGTGAAGTAGAAGTAGAAGTAAACCTAATGGAGAAAAGAAATGGCAATTAAATATTTTGTAAAAGCAGCAGTATCTGAGTTCAAAGGTGATGATGGCAATATGAAAAAACGCTATCAGACCATTGGTATAGTAATGGAAACTAAGCATGGCCTAATGTTAAAAATTGAGTCATTGCCTGTGTTTGCTATGAAAGAAGGATCAATACTTGCTTACTTAAATGAGCCTGAAGAAAAAGGAGCTACACCAACTGCAAAGGCATCAGATTTATCTAGTTTTGATGACAATGTCCCATTTTAAGGAGAGATTATGAATGAGCATATTTGGACTGCACCAGGTACAGATATAACTGCTAGATGGAGGCTTGCTGGATGGACTCCTCCATCGGAACAGCAAGAGTATTTAGATAAATGGGCCTTTTGGCAAAATCTTCCATTACGAAGATTAGATGACAAAGCCAAAGAACAATATGAAGCAGTTTTAAGAAAAGCTAAAGTAGCGAGGATCAGATGATTATTGAAAAGATTCCATTTGCAGGAGAAATTGCAATACCTGAAAATGAATGTGAAAAGCAATTTTTTGAAACTTTTCCTGATGTCTTTAATCAAAATGACATAGCTTTAAAAATATGGGAATTGGCTTGGTCAAAAAGCCGTACCCATACCTTAGATGAAGTTGAAGCTGTGCTAAAGAAACTCTAATTACTTTTTCATGGGATGAGCCTTATCCATAGGCTCTTTCTCATGTTTTTTTAGTTCTTTACCAAACTCATAAACGGCATTACGCAATTTAATAACTTGAGCTTCTTCTCTTTTTTCATGAGATTTTGTTTCTTTATAAAATTTGTCAGCCATTTTTGATCCCCTAAGTGTTTTAAGTATTTTATCTTGAAATTTATTTATATATTTATTTTTTTTCACAATGCAATAAATCTAACTAATCAAGGAGTTAAGTCATGAATGAACAATTAAACGCAGAATTTTGGAAAGAAATTAACGAACTTGAACAACAAATCTGTCGCATGAATAGTTGCCGATCTATAATTACCATCTGCGCTGAAAAAGCATTAGGTGATGATAGTGGTGCTTTATGGGCAGCATCAGACATTATGGGAGATATTGAATCCAAGCTGGATGAAAGAATCCACAATATGTTGATGGTCTATAGAAAAATGAAAGAATTTAATCCCCCAAATAAAAAAGGAAAAAAATGACTTTAGATAAAGATTTCAGTTTGTCAGAAGATGAACTACAAGTAATCAGAGAAGCTATTAGAAAAACAATGGCAGAGTTTTTAGAAAATTTAAAATGATAAGATGGTCAGGAACTATACTTTGTCTTATTGGTATAGCCCTGACCAGTTTCAATATATACCCTTTAAACCTTGTATTTGGGCTTATAGGCAGTTTTCTGTGGACAGTCCAAGGCTACCTATACAGAGATAATGCTTTGCTAGTAGTAGAGCTTGTAGCAGTTTTAATGTACTTAGTTGGAATCTTTAAAGTTATACAGTAATTAATTCGCCTCTAAAGAATACTAAGCCTTCATCTTCATTGATGACCTGAACCAACTCAGGAGGCATTAAATGACCATTAATATAGGTCAATACAGCAAATCCAGCTCTCCAGTTTACTGAAGCATCTTCATGGTATAAGAATTGGTCATCTTTAACAGCAGCCATCATGCCAGTATCAACACCATATAAATCGCCCTTATAGTTAGTCCAAGGAGTTACTTTTAAGCTATGAAGATGGCCTGTAACCATACTCATGCCACCTTTTAAAATGTTGTTATATACAGCATGGATACCATTGTGCCAACGATGTTTAATCATCGTATTACCATTGACAACCAAAGACCAACTGCTAGACCAGCCTGGTAAATGATCGTCTAAGTCCATACCCTTAACACCCTCATATGCACCAACGAGGTTAGACAACTTACCTGAGAATCTTAAATCATGATTTCCGATGGTTCTATGCAATATACAGCCTGGAGGTCTAACCTTTTCAATATCGCCAAGCCTGTTTTGTACTTCTTCTAACTCTTGTTGGACTGTAGGATGTTTTTGCCAGCCGATTCTGTGATGGGCGCTGATCTGTGCAAAATCAAATAAATCGCCATTTAAAACGCACATAGAAGGCTTTAATTGTTTAATAAAATGTACAAAAGCTCTATGTGCAGTAGTGATGTATTCAGGGTTGTAATGGCAATCTGAGCCAACAATGATAATGCCGTTTTTAAGCTCATACTCACAACGCATCTTGTTTTCAGGAATAGTAAACTTAGGTCTGCCTTGATTATCGTTAGATTCTAGCTTGATACCAAGCCTAAGTTCTATTGATTTTTTTCTAGCATGAACTGTTCTATCGGATATGCCCAATATATCAGCGACTTTCTTTGGGGATCGG